TTTGTGGGTCTTCTCGCTGAACGCTTTAGTCGGATGGTCAATCAACCAATCTTTCAATTGACCAAAGTAGAATGCGGCATCTTCTTCACCTTGCTTCTCTAGCAGTTCTTCTGCTTCTTTGGCAAAGTTGATAACTTGACGCAACATAGAACCACTATCATTGAATGTTGCTTTGCGTTGCAACTTTGCTAGTCGTTGATTGCTCATTGTGTAAGTACCTTTACTACTGCTTCATTCTCTGCAGTCACTTGTGCATTTGCTTCATTGACTTTATCATCAAGTTCTTTAAACGCATTCGTTGAAGAAATCTTTGACAACAACATACGGTCTTTACGCAGACGGTTCATCAGAATTTTACTTGCTTGCAAATCAGAATACTCTAGTAGAACGAATGCACGATACTGTGTGCCGCTTGATACAATCTTACTTTCTGATACTTTGTATCCAGCAACGTCTACATCTGCTACAAGATTAGAAGTTGTCTTTTCAAGTTCAGACAAGATTGCAGTATCAGTTTCATCAGAACCAATCTTTGAGATAAAGTTCTTTGTCTGACTACGAACACGCCCATTGATACGGTCAGCAAGAGTTGTCTTTGCATTCAGTACTGCCATGTCTACAGACAATTGCAAGTCAGGTGTTACTGATGTACCGACAGCATAGATTGCTTTATCGTTTGATGGTAACTCAGTAAACCATTTAGGAATTACTTCAACATTGTCTTTCACTGCACTTGCTTTATATTCGTATGACGCAACGTCAACTGTACCTGGAGGTGCAATGTTCTTTGTCGCTACGTTAGTTGAACTACACGCCGCCATCGAAAGACATACCGCACCCATAATCATCATATTATACTGTTTCACTATTTCACTCCTTCTAGTACATCAACAGCGCGGTCACGAAGACCACTATCTACAAACCAACCCATAGGGTCTATGTTTGTAATCAAGTCTGGATAGTTGTAAATTACAACAGCACCAATTAAAAATCCAATCACATATTTCATTATCTACCTCAATAAAAAGTTTAGAAAGAAAGAAGCACCAAACGGGATTGTAGGTTCAGACTTCTCTACCCACTGAGGACCAGTGTCTTCATATTTGTATACTGGCGCACCCTCTTTGATAACGACATACTTTCTTCCATCACCATAGTCGCCTGAGCGAAGAACTGGTTGTACATCGATAACTCTACTACTCACAACAGTCTTAGTGCCTACTGGCAAATGCTGTACTGTTGGTTGAGATGTTGTAACAGGTGTTTCACTTGTAACAACTTTACATTTTTGATTTGTCTTTGCAGTCAAAATCTCAGGCGACACTTTACCAATCAATTCTTTCTTTGCTTTGATGGTTGCTTTATCACATGCCGCGTTTTCTGTCATATCAGGACCAAATACATAATCAGCAATTGCAGGATAAGGTACTCCATCTATAACGACTTGCATCTTCATAACACACTTACGAGTATCATCAACATAAGGAAACACCTTACGGTCAACATTAGAAACACTTTGAATGCTTTTAGTCCAGTTGCTCTCTACATCATTCTGATACACACAATTAGCATATGCAGATGTAGGTGTTGAAAGCATCAAAACGATTGCTTTAGTTTTTTTGCTGACCGGCATCTAACCACTCCGCCACATGTGTTACACCAGGAATACAAAGACCATCGCGATTGTTTCTGTACGCACAGTCTTGATACATATTGATTGCAAGTTCTGCACCAGTACATGCTACAAGAGTATATGACACACAGAGAAGCAGTAAATAAGTGAATGCTTTGTCATTAAACAGTCTCATCATTAAACGCCTCAATCAGTTTTAGTTCTCGTACTTTTTCTTTCAGACCATTGATTGATAGTTGAATACCACCGGTGTATTTCTTTGCTTCTGCAAGTGATACATGATTAGTTAGTGTCCATTCAATTTTCTTTTCAACATCAGTTTCAAGTTCAAGCAAAAATTCATCTAGTTCATCAAGGGTCATCATGTTACCATTTCCTCAAACCCAAAAGGTGCTACGGTGTACTTCTTAGTACCAACTAATATTTGGTCACCAACTGAAGTAGAACGTAGACCATAACCATCAGACATATCGCCAACAACGGTAACAAATTCATTGCCGTCACAGGGACCTTTCTTAGACCAACTATCCATGATGTTCTGTGTCCAACGATATGCATACTCAAGTGCATCATCAACTGTTACGTTATCTTCAACCTCAACAAATGCAACTGTGCGAGGTGTCTTTTCAAATGCGGTGTGAATAACTGCAACTTTTTTCATAATATAATCTCCAATAGTTAACTTAACAGATGCCAGACCAACGAATACGACCAACGAAACTTTCTTTATCAAAGACTGTCGCTCTTGCAAAGTTTGTCGCTGGTGCATTCCATGACTTTGCCATGAGTACATCACCTTCAACGAACTTCTTAGTCGCTTTCTTTACAATGAAAGAATGAACGCTACGTTGACCACCCATTTTAGAGTGAACAATCTTAATGTAGTTGCGACCTTCTTCTGCAAAGAATTCGGTTTCTTTCATTTGGGTAGAACCGATTTTTGCTTGACCGCACCAGTCAACATAGTCATCCATGATGAAGTCAATGTAATCGGTAATGTGTGTTTCAGTAACTTGTTTCATAATATAATCTCTCTCATTTCTCATCTTGTATATACATTATAACGAACTATTAGATAAATGTCAAGGGAAATCCACATATTTTTTGGCAAAAGTTAAAATAATTTCATCTGTTGCTCATCGGCAGTGTCTTTAAGAAGATTTGTCAGACCTTCCTTTACAGTGAATGCAAAGAAATAATTCTGAATTCGTTCTTCTTCTGATAGGTCATCGAAGTTAGGAGCAAGATAGTCAGCGACTTCTAGTTTGTCCTGTTTAATTGCAGATAGCATACCAACTCTAACAATCTCACTCATCTCCGAATCCGATCCATCAAAATGAAAAACGAGAGAACCATCTTCCGCTTCTTCTTCCGAGCAAGTTAACGTCCAACTATCGTGAGTTGTATCGACTAAAGAATGCTTTTGTGATTGCATCGATAAATTCCTTCTTTGAAAATACTCCGTTATTGGGACCTGATAGGTCTGTCACATATCGGTAGTTCTTATATACCGTGTGATAAACGCGACCAGCATAAGTTGTGGGTGCATAAATGAACCCCTTGAAGTTGTACGATGGAAGATAATCCATTTTCATTTCGTTCTTCTTCAGGTACCGCATCATTTTCTCCTTCATCTATAAAATCTGCGAATTGAATTGTTACTATACTATATGTTGTTGTGTAAGTCAAGTACTTTTTATGGTAAATAACTTTTTTTTACTTTCGCCACTATTATTACCGAAGTGGCAACGGTTATGCATTATCTGAATGCTATATAGGGTGTCCCCTTTTCAGAAACAAATAAAACCTTTTAATCAGGTAACATTAAAACCTCCTCCTAAACTGCAGTTATCATCGACATTGGAACGCGAGTGACAGTCTTACCGAACGGAGTTGCGCCCGTAGCAATAACATCAACAGTAGTACGGTTAACTTTTTGAACAGTTCCTTTTTGAGTGAACCCACGATTGGTCCATTCAATGGTCATACCTTTAGCAACGGTACGCTTGCGAGATTTCGCAATGATGTTCATTTGATTTTTCCATGCTTGAGCAATCACGTTCAAGTCTTCCTGGTTATCGATTGATGAAAGTGCTTTAAGCACCTCGGTTAATTTTGCATTCATAATATATAGTCTCCTCAATTAAGCAGTATAAACGTAAGGTGTATCCCAACGACCAACATTCAGGTCAAGGTAATAAGCAGTGTCGAAGTAGTCAGTCATTGCATCACTGTTGTCGTACCACTTGTTACCTTTCATTGCCGCAACCATTTCAGCAACAAACTTTGCTTCAGTTTCAAAACCAACATCTGTCCAATGACGCTCATCATGGTAAGGATTAATGCTGAAGTTGTCACTCACACTAAATTCTTGGTCACCATAACCACGGCGCTGTGCAACAACTTTGTTATGAGCATTAGCGGCACCGATAAAATCAAGCACACCTTCTTTGATGCGAACAACTAAAGAAGAGTGATGGTTAACACCGATAGTAACTTTGACACCGTACTTCTTAGCAACCGCTTTAATAGCAGGAGCAAGTTCTTTCTTAGTCTCTTGTGAAATATACGCCATAATGTTTTCTCCGTTTAAGTTTCAATCTCATCTTACATATACAATATAACAGATGTTTGCCACAATGTCAAGAGAAATCCTCATAAAAGTGAAAATAAATGTTGTGTTAAAACAACGACTTGTAATTTTTTTTTAATTTAATGTGGATATTTTGTATTGAAACTTATAACTATCCGCTCATTATCTGTCTCTGAACCTTTAGGTACGAGATGTTCCAACCATGAAGGGAAGATAACAAGCAGTCCAGTTCTAGATTGTACTGCCGCATCCTGATGCCAGTAACCTTGAAGTGTGCTATTGTTTTCAGTCATTTCATATTGACGATAGATATTAGTTGGATTGTTAAACATAATCGGTTGTGCAGTATCATCTGCTTTTACATATAACGCACCGCTAAGTGCAGACATATTGTGTCTGTGTGGATTTGTTGGTGTTCCTTTTTCATTAATGTTAAACCAACTGAATGTGTATTCTAAGTTCGACCTAAGTCCAGTGTGTCTACAATATTTTCTAATAGTTTTCATGCAGACTTCATTAACATCATTGAAGTTTGGTAAATCAAATAACTCTGGCGAATCCACTTCACCTAGTCGGAAACCTGATCCATAACTACTACCACCGGGACCCTCAATCAAGTCATGTTGATATACTTTAAGATTTTTTATTCGGTGATATAAGTCTTTAAAGTCCAATTCTGCGGACACATCATATACACCAATAGGTGTTGGAAACAAATCATATATCATACAAGGTCCTCTGCAAGTGGAAATATGCCTGCAATCACTTCCGCACATGCTTTCGCAATTTCAATATGCTCTAACTGTGTTCCGTTAGCGGCACGAAGTTCAATGTAATGCATCCAAGAACGAAGTGTACCATTCATGTACAAACGTGACATAGTATTACCTTCTGGTAAGACTGCTCTTGCTTGCTCTTTAGCAATACCGTTTTCGATTGCCCATTGATAAGCACTATTTGCTTCATCAATAACACCTCTTTGTCTTGCCGCCCATGCTTCTTGTAGAATTTCATCCTCTGTGGCGATGCTGTTTTGTCTATTTTTTTCATCTTGCAATCTCGCTTCTCTAATTACAAACTCTAAATCTTCTGTTGGATTAGCATACCGTTGACTAAACTCTTGAAAACTGAATGAACGATGTCTTAGAATTTGTCTTGCGATATCTCTTGTGGTCTCAATTTCTAAACAAGCAGACACCATCTCAAAAGGTGACCAATGACTGTGCTTTGCTAGATATGATAGAAGTTTTTTAGATGTTGCGGAATTCATCTGTCCGCTAGGGTTTGATACTCTCGCGCAATAAGCGATTAAGTCTTGTACATCATCTAAACCTTCAATGTCACCGAGTGGTGGTTGTGAATATGAAATCAACTTTACTTTCATTATATGCTCCATTATGTTACTTGTGCGTTTTTGTCACATGTGTTATTCTAAAAAAACATCAATACTATTGACCTTTTTTATAGTCTCTTGTATAAATAGATTTGTGCAGTGCAATACTGTACAACATCATCACACTATACACTAGTATATATGACTTGTGCCAAGGGGTCAAGTCAAAAGTGGTGCGGGCGTTTAAGGTTAATAGCATGAAGAACTTGTTCAAAAATTTATTCAATACATTAGTAGGATCAAATCCAAACTCGGACATTATTCGTTTTATTAGAACTGAATTTTCTAATGATACGAAACATCTACAAGACGATGATGCGCTTGCGTACTATAACAATTATATAAAATACAGGAGATAGAAATAAATGTCGATTGGCATAGCATTACACAACAGTTATGAATACACATGCAAAGCATGTGAGGTGATTAGAACTGCATTTATTGCGGGTTTAGTATTTGTAATTTCAATTAGTGAGACTGCAGGACGTGCAAGAGCGGCACATGCATTATCACAAATGGGTTACTATGAAGAGGCAAAAAGAATAATGTTGGGTGACAACTAAGTAGAAGGAGAATTATCTCCTTCTTTTCTTTTCTAGTTCGTTAGCAATCCACTGCTTTGCAATGTAGTTCTTAACTGGAGTTTTGACCATGTTACGAACTCTCTTAAAGACCATTTGTAGAACATCATCATTAGGACCATTGTTGTCGAGAATGATAAAGTTCTTGCTACCAAAGAAACGCTGAAATGCACCAATGTTCTTTTGAACATCCATCCACATTGATTTGACTTCTTCTCTTGGTAGTGTTCTTTTTCTTGCTTGATTTCTTTCTTGTGCAACTTCTTCTGAAGTATTAACGAAAATCATATAAGTATCATAACCGAGTTGCTTTAGCGATGCCGCTTGTCTTTGAATTTTGTCAAAGTCTTTACCAGTACCATCAATAACAACACCAAGACGACCCATTAAAAAATTTGATTGTCTTGCCTTTGTCACTCGCTTTGCTTGTCCGCGAATTTCTTGACCTTTGTCTGAGTAGATATCTTCTGGTGTTGTATCCATACCAGCATCTTTTAACATCTTCTCATAAATGTCATCTGAGTTAACTACTTTAAGACCCATACCACCAGTCGTTTGTTTTTGAACATAAGACTTACCTGAACCAGGACCTCCTGCTAAGAAGAATGCTTTGAAGATGCTAGGATCATAAACGCCCTCATTTAAATCTGCAATTTGTTCTACTACAATTGCATCTTTAATATCTTGAAATCTTTTACCCATCTTATTACTCCGTATAAATATATCTAAGAGTATTTATATTTTTACTATAGAGAGGATTATAATGTCTGAAGAAAATGATGCTTATGAACATGAGACATATGATACAACTCAGCGCCGAGTGACAAAAGAAGGCATTCAATATGCTAGTGGTTCATCAAGAGTAACAACTAACCGACAAATTGGTGAAGTATCCAAAATTGGTAAACTAAATCCAGTTGAAGTCTATGCTACTGAAAATAAAAAAGTGATGGTATCTCTTGATGATATACTTATCAGAGAGCGTCTTAGAGACGGTACATTTAAACTTCCTGAGGGAACTAAGTATGTGGGTAACAAAAATGATGATGGTAGTGTGTTACAAGGAAGTTATGCCCGCAAATATACGTTAAGCGCAGATGCGCCTGTACAACCTGGTGATGTTATAGAAATTATTGATCCGGCGGATCAACATTTTGGACAACGGGCGCTTGTATATAGAATTCGTTCGACTTCATCCTGGACTATTTCATGTCACTTTATTGATGGTAAACACAACTCAACTAAGTGGGTGTTTAATGGTGACCAATATGCTCTAGTTAAGCGATGTGGTGCATTAGAAGCGACCGACTATATATTTCATGGTTTGGAAAGAAGTAAAAGAATTGTTAGAGAGGATGATGAGTAAGTGAACATTGATTATATTTTTCCGCATCCAATTGCGGAGGTGCAACTAGATATCGATAATGACAAACTATTACAAACAGTAGAAACCACTATTAGAGATTACTCAAACAATCCTTGGGATTGTGAAGTATTTTCAACTTACACTCATAGAGAATTAAATGACGATATTATGAGTGTCAATATTGAACTATTAGAGCAGGTTCAATATCACGGTAGAGAATTCATAAAAGAAGTTGGATGGCATACTGATGCGCCTTTGTATGCAGGTGACTTTTGGTTTAATTTTTATGAGAATGTTCATTGGCAGGAATCACATCATCACGGTATACATGACATATGTGCAATATATTACGCCACACCTGATATAGTTGCAACAGAATTTTTAAATCCAAACGACTATACATTTCATGCGAAGTATCCTAGAACTGGAAACAGTCCTGTTACTCAAAAATATTACAGTTCATTTCCTAAACCAGGAAAACTAATATTATTTCCTGGATATATAATGCATCAGGTTCCTTATAAGACTAGACAACCTATTACATATAAACAGCGAAGATTGACAGTTGCTTTCAATTTTGATAAAGAAACTGATAGAATTGCCAACATTTGCCAAAAAAAGACTTGACAAACTATACGAAGAGTGTTATATTAAATTTATGACTTATAAAAATAACTACAACAGTAATAGACGATACGTTAAAAACGATGATAGACCACGCGATGGGGGTCTAGAAGTAACAGTACGCAACGGCGATGTTGAAAAAGCATTGCGTCTGTTTAAGAAGAAAGTACAAAAATCTGGAATACTCAAAGAACTAAAAGCAAAACAGTACTATGAGAAACCAGCAGAAGCAAAACAACGTAAGAAAAAAGAAGCAGTTAAGCGTTGGAGAAAACTACAGAAGAAACTTGAAGAAAATTCTTGACATAATGACTGACTTATGATACATTAATATAGTTAATGATACAACGAGATGATGATGAATATATTCTATCTACATAATGACCCTAAAACGTGCGCTGAGTGGCATGTAGACAAACATGTGAGTAAGATGCTTGTCGAGTATGCACAACTCATGTCAACCGCCCACAGGGTGCTTGACGGCGATGAGTACACTGATTATAGCAAGAACAACAGAAAAGTAAAACGATGGCGTTTACAGAACGACAATGCAGAGCAAATCGTATATAAAGCGTGTCATGTCAATCACCCGTCTGCTATTTGGGTTCGTCAGTCTGTCTCTCATTATAAGTGGTTGTACGACCTCTGGTGTGAGTTGCATAAAGAGTTCATCTATAGATACGAAAAACCTCATGCTAGTTATACGCTTCTGTCAGAACTTTTAAAAACTGCACCAACAAATATTCCTAATAAAGATTTTGTAGAACCGCCTCAAGCAATGAAGCAGTTTCCACAATGCATGGTAGAAGGTGATAGCATCAGTGCTTATCGCAACTTTTATCGTGAGGCAAAAAAGACTTTTGCTAACTGGAAAAAGAGAGATGTACCTCAATGGTACAATAACCAATCACTAAATAGAGATATAGATAATGCCTACATACACGTTTATTAATAATCAAACTGGAGAAGTATTTGACGAATTCATGTCATGGAAAGACCGAGAAGACTTCCTTAAAACACATCCCAATATTGAACCAGTCATTACCGCCCCTTCAATTGTTGGCGGCGTATCACTATCTGATAAAACCACAGACGGATTCAAAGAAGTAATGTCACGAATTGGAGAGAATGCTCCTGGATCGGCAGTGGATCAACAATACAATCGTAAGTCTATTAAGAGAAGTCAGACTGAACAAATTTTAGCAAAGCATAGGGCGAAAAATAAATGATAGATGTTATTAATGATTTTGCGAAATGGTTATCCAAACGAGGAAAAGTAGAGCAACCTAAGATTGAGTTTTATTCTTCAGTTGAGGGAATAGAAAAGTGGGCACCTATTGTACCAGCATCAAAATATATTCCTAACTGGTATAAACAACTACCTGCACAAAAAGTTCACACTTACGAAGAAATTAGAGTTATGTCCGATGCTACTAAAACTTTTCTTCCTACTGGCAATCCTCCAGAATGGAGAACTGCCGGTCAAACAATAAAAACATGTCCTGGTATACAAGATTACTTAACAAATGGATTTATTGTTCCATTTTGGGGTTCTGCAATGCTTGAAATTTCTGCTAACGGTAATAGTGCTGTGGCAGTAACTTCATCGGCACTTGCACAATACTATCCTGATGGCGCAGATGGAAAGTCAACAGGAAACAATGCTGACTTTGTTAATCTTGACGTTATGACAAGAGATAGTGATATCACTGCTTGGCAAGAGATGATAGCATATATGCGTGGACATGGATTCACCGAAGAAGAGATTGGGGATTGGACTAAAAATCAAAAAACACATTCATCTTCATGGGACTTTGGCGCACACCCGCAATATCAATACTCAACAATGATAAACGAGTGGCCTGACGAGTGGGCAAAAGTAGTTCTAAAACTGAACTCACCTTGGAGAATTATGACACCTCCTGGTTATTCTACTATGATTACAAATTTAGATTATCATTTTGATACACAACAATTATTCTCTGTTCTTCCTGGAATCATTAATACAGATTACTACAGAACATTTAATATGTTTATGCACTTTAAAACAAGAGGATGTAAGTTTCTTATTCCTTTTCAGCAACCACTCTGCAGGTACATCATGATTAAGCGCACAGATTTACCTTTTGAAGTTCGGACTATGACAAAAGAAGACGAACAGGCAGAGCGAGAAAAAATGAACCTATTAAACACAAATTGGGGTTCTTCAAAACCTTATCGTTTGATGGGTAAGATATTTAATAAAGGAAAAGGAGGTGGGTGTCCATTTAATCATTGATTATGTTATTGATGTTCAGAATATGATATCAGTCATAACAGAGGAGAACACATGACCAAATCTAAAGTAATTACCGTTAAAGCATTATCAGATACGTTAATTAAAAAAGTTAATCCGATTACAACCAATCAGGAAAAAACTTTTGACGCATTTAATAACGACAAGAATTTAATCCTTCATGGATGTGCTGGAACAGGGAAAACTTTTATTGCATTATATCTTGCAATGAACGCAATCCTATCGCGTAAAGTTGACCAAAGAAAAGTTGTATTAGTTAGGTCTATGTTACCTATCAGAGATATAGGTTTTCTTCCTGGATCACAAGAGGAAAAATCTGCAGTATATAATGAACCGTATGTCGCATTAATGAACGAACTATTTCCTGGTGTGGAGAACCCATATGAACTTGCTAAATATCAAGATATATTAGAGTTTCTTCCTACATCATACATACGAGGTATAACCTTGATTGATAGTATTGTGATTGTAGATGAGTGTCAGAACTTAAACTTTCATGAACTGGACACAATCATAACAAGAGTTGGTGAAAACTCTAAAATTATTTTTTCTGGTGACTTCATGCAAACTGATTTGACTAGACAGAATGAACAGAGAGGTATCATTGACTTTATGGACATTGTAAAGAATATGAAATCTTTTGATATGATTGACTTCAAAGAAGAAGACATTGTAAGAAGTGGACTTGTTAAAGAGTATATCATAGCGAAGAACAGAAAACAGTACGCTGGTCTTTACGAGAGTATAGACAAAAAACTAAAAATTGCATAAGGAAAAAATATGAAAGACAATTACGCAGAGTGTTTAAAAACCATCCTTCACCATGAGGGTGGTTATGTAAATCATCCTAAAGACCCAGGAGGTGAAACTAATCTTGGTGTCACCAAACGTGTTTATGAAGAATGGGGTGGAACAAAAGATATGAAAGACCTTACGGTTGATGATGTTGCTCCAATTTATGAAAAAAATTATTGGGGTCGCGTTAAAGGAGATGAACTACCTAGTGGTTTAGACCTCTGCGTATTTGACTTTGGTGTGAATGCTGGTACAGGACGTGCCGCTAAATATCTACAGCGAATGATTGGTACTGTAGCGGATGGTGGAATTGGTCCTAACACACTTAAAGCAGTTGCAAACTACGTTGATGAGAATGGCATTGAAGGTGCTATCAGAGAGTATCAATCTGCGAGGCAGAGTTACTATGAATCCTTGAGTACCTTTGATACATTTGGAAAAGGTTGGACTCGCCGTGTAGAAGAAACAACAGAGAAGGCACTAAGTTTAATTTAGTGAAAATTTATTATGACTGATAATGCTAAACGCGAAGATTTAGAACCAGTAAGATATATGGAACTTGGAAGTAGCGAGGAAGACAAACGATTATACTCAGATTACTTCCAAAGGTCCTTCTATTGGATGTTTGGTGCTGGTGCGGATGGAGCATTTGCACATAGAAATTATTTTGTTTCTGACTATGATAATAATTTAAACTATATCAAATGCAATCCATATGTTAAAAATATTTGGATAAAGATAGCACAGAAGTTAGACATAAATGTTAAGACCCAAGTTGGTAGATGTTACCTTCTTGGACAAACAGCGCAAATGGATGGTCCTTGGCATCAAGACAATACCGAAGATGATGACTGTAGAACAATTGTATATTATCCTGTAAAAGAAGTTCATCGTAGACATAGAGGAACTCAGTTTAGATTTGATGATGGTGCGGAAGAAGAAGCACCTTATCAACAAGATTGGTTCGTTGATTTCAATGCCGACATTTATCACAGAGGATTATCAACAACATCTAAAGATGATTTGCGAGTTGCGCTAGTATTTCAGTGTTATCACTTATCAAAAGTACAAGACTTTATTTTTCAGAACACTTGTGGTAATGATGAACGATTAGATGGTTTGATTGGTCCTATTGTTCCAAGATGATTTTTGATAGTAAAAACATTGAAACAAGACATTCATTTAGATTTAAGAGTATAGATGTTAAAAATAATCTATCTCTGAAGTATCCACGTTGTCTTATAGACATAACTAAGTTGAACGTGTCGTATTGTGATGAATTGTATAAGTTTCTTTTGAGTGAAGTATCAACTCTTATGAAACTAGATGGTCACAAAGAAACTACAGGACTTGATGACCAAAGTCTTTCTACAAGATGGGATAGATATAATCTTCTAACAAAGTACAAAGACAACAAATTAATTCAAGAACTTGAAAAAAACATCTTGACTTCTTATGAAAAGTATTGTATACTATCTAATACTGAGATTGAACCTATAATGGTTCATTGTTGGTATAATGTTTTAGAAGCAGGACAAAGCATAAGTGAACATGTACATGACTATGGAACATATTCATATATCAGTGGTAATCTTTTTGTTGGTGGTGCTTGCGATACTTCTGTGACAAAATATATAATTATTAATAGAGATGAAGAATTGAATATGAAAAATAATGTTGGAGATATGACCTACTTTCCTATGTATCTTCCACATCAAACAAATACCTATGATGGAGATATCCCTAGAGTAACCATAGGTATAAACATATATCCCAAAAGATTTTATGAAGACTTTCGCAAAAACAACCACAACTGGATAGAACATGTTTACACATCTTGAACCAAAAGAAATCGATGAACTACAAACAATCAATGAAGACAACATGCGTTTGTATGTGACACCTGATGGATTAAAATATCCATCAGTAACAACAGTACTAGGATGGAAGTCTAAAGCAGGCATTCTAGAGTGGCGCAAACGAGTAGGTGAAGAAGCGGCGAACAAGATTAGTCGGCAAGCATCTACACGAGGAACTAAGTTTCACTATCAAGTAGAAGACTACATCAACAACAAAGATGTTACTTTTGCTAATCCTGCAGAGAAGTCTATGTTTACTTCAGTTCAAGATTATCTAAACAGGATAAATAATATACATGTTCAAGAAGCATCACTATATTCAGACTTCTTGAAGACTGCCGGTCGTGTAGACTGTATTGCAGAGTTTGATGGTCGACTTTCAATTATTGATTTTAAGACCTCTAGCAGACCTAAACAAGCAGAGTACATTACCAACTACTTTCAACAAGGTAGTGCATATGCAGTAATGTATGAAGAGAGAACAGGTATACCAATTGATACTGTTGTTATTATAATGGCAGTAGAAGGTAACGAACCACAACTCTTCATAGAGAAGAGGGACAATTATATAGAGTCCTATAGAGAGGTTCGAAATGAATATCAGAAAGTCATGGGTATTTGATGTTATTGTATTGGTATGGTGTCTAACATTTTTATCTAGCATCACATTTGCTCAAGATAATCCAGAACATGAATATAGACAAGGACAAAAACCTGTTGTCTGTACTAAGAAACCATATAACGAAGTAAAAGCAGAATTCGCGAATGAGTACGGCGAAGTTGGAATGATTAGATACAAAACTACACTACCTAGTATTGTCGAAGTTCTAGTTAACAAAGACAAAGGTACAGTCACAATATTAGAATTTCTTCCATCAGCAAATGTAACTTGCGTTATATCAGATGGAGGTGAATTAGAGTATAACAGTATTTTTGGTAATAATGGAATTACTACTTGACATTTACATCAAAGCATGTTATATATAATGTACAGTTTGTTGATACAATCTGAATGACGGGCAGGACGTGGGTGCGATACCCACCGCCTCCACCATAATTACTTGAGGACAATATGTTTGATAGACTAACAGAGTTTTTTATAAAACTGTTTAAGATACAAGAAAAGACACCAATAAGATATCTATCTGGTGTTGGTAAATCGAGTAATTATGATGGGGGCGAAATAGGAT